GCTGTGATGGCGAATCAAACAAAGCGGCGTAACCGCTAAAGTGCATTCCATCACTTTCTTCGCGGATCTCAAAGCCAGCGGCATTGACTCGCTGTTCAATCTTTGACAATTTGTTGCCTTTCACTTCTCTTTTGCTATCTTCTTCTATTCTACTAACTACACCTTCTGCATAAGCCAAGGCGCGTCTGGCTGAGGCTTTTGATGGCCCCGATCCCCATAGCAAGTGTGCTACGACTCCTGCACTGGGGTAGTTCTCTGAGCTTGGCTTCGCATTTGGGCTGTCCAAGTCGCCTAGGTGGCGAGCAATCCATGCCCTAATACGAATCCACTTGTCTTTGCTGACTGAACCTTCAGCCATGGCCCTAGCCTCACGGATGGTCTTTTCGACTAGACCGTCTCCGCCCTTGCCGTCTTTATAGTAAGCAAGCCCTCTACGAGCCGCTGCTCTCATGTAGGCAGGAGGAGCCAGGTTTACGTCTCTTACTTCTTGGCGTTCTTCTTCTTGGTCTTGCCAAGCGTTGCAGTAGTAGTCTCCTCTAACGAAGTCGTCCCACTTTTCACAGTAGGCTTTGTCTCCGGCGTCGTTGACTCTGCTTTCGTCGTAGAAGAAACAGTTGCCACAGGCTCTACCTTCGGGGACTCCTTCTTCAAGGGCTGGTCGGTAGTTTTCTGGAAGCTCTCTGGCTTCTTGTTCGTTACTGGCATCTTGCTGCCATTCGGTATTAGCGCCATTTGTGTTTTCCTGTTCTGTCATTAGTCCTGCTTTATGCACATTACTTGAAACAATGACCCGTTGGTGTCTGAAATTGCCCATAGCTCGGTTCCAGGGTCTATGTCTAGTTTTAGTGTCTCATCAGAGTGAATGTGAAGCCCCGTCGCAACGCTTACTGTTGCATTGCCAATAAAAACCTGATCTGACTGCGAGTGTTCTGAGTTGTGAACCCAAATTTGCTGTGGCTGACTATCTGCGGAACAAACCTTTGTAGCGGTTACATTACTGAGAGTAAAGTGCTGTGTATGTATTGGCATTACACTCCTTCCGCCTGTAGCTGGACCGAATCCTTGCCCGTGTGATCAAAAGCAGGTAGATCTAGCTTTGCCATTACGTCTGCCGGATCGAATCCGACCTGAATGAGCTTTTGTGCCATTTCGACCTTTTGGTTCATTGCGCTTAGGTCGGCAGCATCCACGTTTACGTTTGCAAGTGGCACACGAACAGTGTCAGCAGATGGGTCATCAACTGGTCGTAGGTCCTCGAAGCGACGCACGTCATTGATTGAGTAAACGCCGGCCTGCAACAAGGTGCTGTAAGCCTGCGTACGAGAGTTCATGTCAGCCCGTAGAAGCCCGTCTAAGCTGATTTTGACGAACGCCGCCTCTTTACCCGTCTCTTGCGCCAAAAGCCCTGTAAGAGCGCCCTCTAGCTTCTGAGCGATAGGTCTGAGGGTGTGAGTGACGAACGCGATGTTGTTCTGCTCGACTGATGCGTAAGTGTTGGTGCCAGGTAGTCCGAGAAGGTGTGGCGGGATGTTGAACGCCCTTGCAACGTCCTCAACTGCCATTCTGCGGCTGTCCAAGAACTGAGCTTGGTCATTTGGCACGTTAGTTGGCTTGTATTGCGCTCCACCAGTGACAATTGCGGTTTTGTGCGCTTTTGACCAGCCTTTGTGGCGAGAATCGAACGCCTGCTGCATATCCTTGGCCTGTTCGGCGGTTAGGTTGCCTGGAACCTCCAAGATGCCCGAAGTTTGCGTTCCTGAGCCGAAAAACTTGCTTGCGTAGTTCTCTAGAGCCTTGGCTAGACCGAAATTCTCCTTTAGGGCCTCTACGCGTGAAATTCCACGCAGATTACCTGGTCTAACGACATCTGGGATGAAAATTACATCTTCGGTGCTGAGAAGCTTGTTTTCGCCCTCGACCTCGAACATTACTCGACCAAGACCGTTGCGCTTGATCTTGACATCTGTCGGATTTAGCACTACTAGGTTGACAACCTGCCCACCTTGGTTGCGGTAAACGCGGATAAAGGTGTTTCCATCTAGCAACAGAGAGACGATAGCAGCCCCGTAGAAGGCTTCGCGGGTTGTGTCTACGTCTGGCTTCAATACCCAAGCTGGTCGCGGTCTCAGAGGGTACCTAGCGCCTTGTGTGCGTATGTACGCGTCCATTGGCAAGGTTGCTAGTGTGTCAGAGATTAGAGATACGGCAGAAAAGACTGCGTTTACCGTCATTGCGGTTTCAGAATTGATTGCAGTGCCAGAAAGCGACTGAGTGTCAATAAAGTCGCCCGATCCCCACACCGTTTGGAATGAGATGGCGCGCTTTTCAAAAAAGTTGTTCAACATTACTTACGCTCCAGTGCAATTCCAAAGATGATTGAAGAAATACCAGCTAGGATTATTCCCAGTGGTAGCCAGACTATTGCAGCGCCTACTGAAATTAGCACTGCGCCTGAAATCTGTAAAATATTCGCCAACATAACCGCCTATATAAATACTTGTGGCACTACTTCTTCCATTCTACCCACGGTAGCCCTTTCGTAGGCAATAACTGCTGCTACGGCAGCGTCAATCTTTCGGTTGCTATTCCTGTTTTCCTTGACAATACGCGGTCCAAGGTTATCTATCTTGAGAGCACAGTTGTCTAGGTGCCTTGCAAGTAGCGGATCGCCCGACTGCGTAAACTTCGCTTCCATTACTCCGTCAAAGAATCTTGCGGTTGCCTTCACCATACGAGCCGCGCTTGTAGACGGGAACTCGACGATAGGTAATCCGCGCTCCTCCTCCAGAAACGCCATTGTGCGTTGCCAGCGGTAAGGGTCACAGGCAATCTCGCGCACCTTGGGAAAGTTCTGACAAAACGCAACAATTTCGTTCTCTACGTCGGTAATGTTTACACGCCATGAGTTGTCATCGTCCGGTTGCTTCTCCCAAGCCTTGATTAGAAATAGGTGAGGAGGCGTATCGTCTTTCTCTATTGTGCATCCGACTAGAACGCTGGCGTCACCGCTGAAAGAGCCGTCAAAGCCGATAATGATTTCGTCATCGGGAGTTATGACGCGTTCTGCTTCTAGCTCCTCCCACTTACCTGACGGAAGCCAAGTCAGGTTGCTTGAGACCCATTGGTTACAACGCTTAGTACGGAACTCGGCTTCTGGGGTTCTAAGGACGGTGCTGGCAAAGTCTGTGGCGTCGTTGATGTCTCCAAACCCAGGATTGGCGTCTTGCCATGTCTGGGGGTCTTTGTAGTCGGAGTCGGCTTCAGCTTCCCACCACGCCATAAAGAAACTGGGGTCCTCTACCTCGCCACGGGATACTTTCTGTCCGTACTGATAAAGGCTGTAGGCAATTGAGTCCATGCCAGTCTTGTCTGACTTCTGTCCGGCTGTCGTGATGCAGAACATCGTTGCCAAGTTGCCTCGAGCACCCTGAGCAAGTTGCATAACGTCAAATAGCTCACGGTCTGGCTGGGCGTGTAGCTCGTCAAAGATAACCATGGTCGGAGACAGACCCTCTTTTGTGAAAGCCTCGGCAGACAGTACTCGGTAGACCGAGCCAGTGCCAGGTATCTCTATTGCGTCGCGGTAGATCTTCGCCATCTCGGCAAGGTCGCGGTCGCTCTCAAGCATCTTCTTCGCTTCGCCAAACACAATGCGCGCCTGATCCTTGTCGGCAGCACAAGAGTAGACCTCGCCACCCTTGGGGCCAGTCAATAGTGACCAAAGCGCGATGCCGGAAGCCAAGGCGCTTTTACCGTTCTTACGCGGAACTCCTACGAGGTTGACGCGGTGCTTGAAGCCGTCACCGTCTGCGGCAAACGCCTCAATGAGCAGACTGCGTTGCCACTCCCGAAGGCGCAGTGGATCGCCAGCCTTACCACCTACAGAGTCTTTAGTGACTACTGCAAAAGCGTCTATGAAGTCCGATGCTTTTTTACCATGAGAAACGGCTAAGGCTTCTTCAGGTGTAGGTGTTAGCCATCTAGGAGGCCAACTGGTCATTCTTTGTCCACCTGTGACCTGCTTAGAAAGTATTTGTCTATGACTTCACGGGTTACATCTTGAACCTCAATGGGCCTGTCTTTTAGCCTTTCAATGCAGACCTCTTTGCCAGGGTTTATTTCAATAATACGACCGTTAATTGCTCTGTAAGACGCTCGCTGATCTCTGGTTGGGTCGGTGTGTATAATCCACAAGCTACGCCGATTCTCGCCTTTCATTTGAAAGACAGCTTCTTTGATTGCGGCTTTTCTTGCTGCTACTGCAACGCTACGGACTTTATCATCGTAACTAAATTCAAGCGTTCCTTCTGGTAACACTGAAAGAGCTATCTTGTCCATGTCAATAATAATGTCGTTAGTTGCAGCATTGTTTTTAACGTGCGTTGATTTTCCTGAGCAGGGCGGGCCTGTAACTATATAAATCATTCTTGACCGCTTCTTGCCCACTTATCTTGTAGCGCTTCTAGTTTGGACCTAGCCTTCACTTCTGCAAGACCAAGCCTTGTTCTGTCAGACGGGGTAAATCCGAGTAGTCCCAGGTTGCTGGCGATTGTGCGCTCAAGCTCCATGGTCCTCATTAGCAAGTTCTTGTCGGCGGGATCTTCTGACAGTAGCGAGCGCAACTCCTCGCGTCGGTCAAGTTGCTCACAGGTCATAAGCAATAGGTGCACGTCAGTGCGAGAGCTAACCCACAGTGCGCCGTGCTGGAACACAGAGTCCCATAGTTGTTTGCCCGCAAACTCAAGGGGGCGCATTGGTTCGGTGTACCCGCCTTCTAGAGCGATTGTCTCGGATTCTTTAGGCATAGCTCGCTTACCTGGATTTCCTAGCAGACGCTTCTGCTCTATTGGCTTCGGTGGGTTTCCCATATTTAGAGGTTACCATAAAACTTTTCAACTGCGGAAATATGCGCACTAGCGGCGTAGGGGTGCCGATGGCTGACTTAGGCCAAGATTTACCCCGCCCCCCGCCTATACCCCCGCGGGCCTAGGGCGTAGTTCTAAGGCGTTTAGTTGTTGTTTTGATAGATAGCCGCTAGGGCGCGGCTAATGGCGTTAGATCAGCGCCTAGGGCCGTTTAGAGCGTATTAGGGCCAATAGGCCCGGCGCGCTGCCGGTGTCGGTGTCGCTGCCAGACTAGGGCCGGATTAGTTACCATGCCGCGCTAGGGGTTAGGCGTTAGCTGTAGGCCGCTAAGGGTTGCGCGCGATAGATAACACCTAAAGCGCTATAAAGTGGCGTTAGATAGCCGGCTAGGGCCTAATTAGGCCAATGGGCATAAAAAAACCCGCTAGGCGGGTTAGGGCCTAGC